AGACTTTGAAGACTAAACCTGCTGTGCCGAATGGTCGGTTCAATGAAGAAACAATTTTGCTGGGAGCATTTTGATGATTCTTGTAGATTATAGCCAAGTTGCTCTTAGTGCAATCTTGACATTCCAACGTGAGTTGAAGGGAACAGAGTCTGAGGTAAAGAATCTGATTCGCCATGTCACGCTGTCCACACTCAAGTCATACAAGAAGAAGTATGGTAAAGAGTATGGCGAGTTGGTTGTTTGTTGCGATGGTCGCAAGTACTGGCGTAGGGAATTCTTTGAACACTACAAAGCAGGTCGCAAGAAAGCACGTGATAAGTCTGATCTGGATTGGCAGCTGATCTTTGATACACTGAATGAAATGCGTTTGGATATCGCTGAACACTTTCCGTATCGTGTGATTCATGTTGATCGTGCAGAAGCAGATGATGTCATTGCAACGATGACCAAATGGGCACAAACTAATGATCTAGTAATGGAAGGTTTAGTTGAAGAGCCACAGAAGATCCTCATCCTTTCATCGGATGGTGACTTCAAACAGTTGCAGCAACTAGGTGCTGTGAAGCAATGGTCTCCGATGCAGAAGAAGTATGTCGTTGGAACTAAGCAGGAGATCATTCAGAAGAAGATTGAACATATCGTTAAAGGTGATGCTGGTGATGGTGTGCCAAACATTCTATCGAAGGATGATGTGTTTGTTACTGGAGAAAGACAGAAACCAGTCAGTGCTAAACGTCTTCAAGAGTTTTTCGAAAATGGGTTTATTGCATGTAAGAATGATGAGGAACGTCGCAACTGGGGTCGCAATGCAACACTGGTTGACTTTGACTTCATCCCAGAAGATGTACAGCAGTCAATTGTTGATGCCTACATAAATAGTAAACCAAAGGGCGATCGTATGTCTGTTATGACTTATCTGATGAACCATCGCTGTCGATTATTACTTGATGAGATTGAGGAGTTTTGATGACAAAGTATCTGATTGAAATGCTTGAGGAAATGAATGCTGATAAAGCGAATTTTGCAAAGTATCAGACCTGTGCTGCATTGAGAGTATTGCTTGACTATGCTTTTGATCCAGAGAAGAAGTTTGTTCTACCCGATGGGGATCCTCCCTTTAAACCAGATCCTGGTCCACTGGGTATGAGTCCTGCAAATTTGATGATGGAAGTTAAGCGATTCTATGTATTCTGCAGGAAAGACCTAAAGCCATACAAACGTGAATCACTGTTCGTGCAGTTGCTTGAGAACATTCACCCAACAGAAGCCAAGATGATGCTGCATGTGAAAGATCAAACACTGACTAAGATGTTTCCAAAGCTAACGCATAAAGTCTTGTTTGATGCAGGTTTCATTGCAATAGAACCAGTTGCAAAGGCTAGTAAATCTGCAAAAAAGGTAGAGACTCAGCCAGATGGAGTGAGTCCATAGTCCGCAAGACTGTGCCTGAGTCCTGGAGAGTGAGGATCTTGCGGAAAATTAGTTCTTTACTTTAATTCAGGTTTGGGGTATAATTATATTGTAGAGTGAATACTATTTTTATTATGGAGATATGATATGCCTAATTGGTGTGACAATATGGTGACCCTGAGTCACCCAGATAAATCAAAGATCGATGCTCTCGATGCTGAACTCAGCAACCGAGATAACGAAAGCTATCGTTCAATTGGTGAGTTCTTCAATCACCTGCGTCCCAACCCTAGTGGTGAATGGCAATATGATTGGTCTGTCGAGAACTGGGGTTCCAAGTGGGACGCTGGCATCATAGATTTTGAACGTCGTGATGACACCGAGATTTGGGTTTCGTTTGAGTCAGCATGGAGTCCTCCGACTGCATTGTATGAGTTCTTGATGAATGAGGGTTGGAAAGTATATGCAGTTTACTATGAGCCAGGAATGGGTTATGGTGGTATATTTGATTCAGAAAATGGTGGTGATGACTACTATGAACTTGACTGGACATCTCGTGAAGTTATCGAGAATCTTCCAGGAGATCTGATTGATTTTGGTGACCTGCTCACAAAGTTTGATGAGTATGAAGTCGAACGTATTGAAGAAGAATGGGGTGATGCTGAACGCACTGACTGGTATCCGATGTCAGTTGAACCAGTGCGCGAGGGTTGCTACGAAATCCAAGTGAAGGGTTACGAAGGTAGATCTTATACGCAGTTTGTTAAGTTCGAAGGAACATGGGAAATCTGCGGTACAGATAACATGTTGGGCTGGCGTGGACTTGCACAAGACCCAAATGAAGCAGATCAAGATCAGGAAGAGTAAAATGAAAAAGATTCTTTTTGCATTCTGTTTTGTTTCCACCAGTGCCTTTGCGATTGACTTTGACACTGAGTGGAAAGCCATGAAGGTGGTGTTCGCAAAGGTTACTCCAGCACCAGTTGCAGTTGTTAGTGTTGTACCTGAAGCACCTGTTGTGCAGGTTGTAACTGAATCAATAGATCTTAAACGTATGGATCCAAGGTCACCAAATCTTTTGGGTTATACATTGAGTGATCCTGTGATGCGGAATCGTGTTACAGAGTTGTATAAGCGTCCCGATGTAATTGTATTGTCAACAACCATTTATTAATGAGAAGGAAATATATCATGAAGCGAATTTTTATTGCGGTAGCTGTACTCTCTCTTGCTGCATGCAGTACTATCAATCCCCCGAAGAAAACCACTGAGATCAGTGAAGAAGCAATCAAGTATGCGCAGGACTTCGGTAAGGTCGTTGTGAAATTCAACGATCAGGGTGATTGGGAATCTATGACTGCAACTGCAACTTCTTTCATTCCTATCGAACATGACGCAGGTGTTGAGCAGGGTATGAATGTGGCAGCAATGCGTGCCAAGCGTAACATCGTTGAGTTTATTCAGACTGACCTGAAGTCTTCAAAGACAACTGATACGATGACTAAGGCATTGGCAAAGAATGTCATTGAGAATGACGCAACTGCCAAACAAAAGGCAGCTGATATTGCAACACAGATTGTTGAGAAGATCGCAGTTGAAGCCAATGGTATCATTCGTGGTGCCTATGTTTCGAATCGTGTAATCTCTACTGATGGTAAAAATGTTTCAGTAACTGTTACTGTTGATAAACGATCGATGCGTGCTGCCAATCAAATCCGTGCTTCCTTCTCGCAATGAAAACACTTCCTCTTGTATTCCTGCTAGCCACAAACATTGCGATAGCTGAGCAGGTTACTACAACTGGTTATGGTAAGACCTGTGATGCTGCAGTTGCAAATGCAAAGGTAAATGCAGTTGATCAGGTCGCCAGTGCGTTTATCCTTGGTGAGTCATCTGTTAAGGATAATACTTATCGTGAGGATATTCAGAAGTATAGTGGTGGCGTACTTAACCGATACAATGTTGTCAGTACTGTAAGGGGAACAGATAGTTGCACTGTGACTATCCAGGCAGAGGTAGAGCCGAAGAAGGACAATCGTGTTGTACGTAGCAAAAGCATTACACCAGACTTTCAAGAGTTTGGTGAGCGAGTGAAGGTTGCAGATCGTCTGGACAATGTTGGTAATGCAATAGTTGCTGTAATAGAAAACCCTCGCTGGAACATCGGTCGAGAGATCTCTACTCTAACAGCTGATGTAACTATGTCATTCCAACCGAAGTGGGTTTCAGATGTTCATGCGTTTAGTAGTGTGATCAATGAGGAAGGTAAGGTTACCAGCAGTGCATATGCAAATGCTCATGGAAGTGTAGTTAACTTTCTGATGGCATATAGTCCATTCGCTGCAGTTGCTTTGCATGAAGTTGCGCAACCGAAGTATGTTGAGTTGTCGAATCAGATGATGGTTTGTTTTGCAGAGTACCATGGTAACAATACTGATTGTAGGAACATTGGTGTATCGTTTGACAACATACCGAGGTCTCCGAAACTTCTTGTTGTTGCAACAGACAATACAGGTGCGCAGTATATCATGTACCAGCACTTTTTGGACATGAAGATGTATGAGTTTATACAGGCAGGTGAGAGTAAGTCTATGCGGTGGATGACACGTATCAAGAATACCTATCACCAACCAGCACTGCTAGTATACACGAAAGAAACACAGAGTATGAAGATCAGTTTTGATGTAGATAATAAATTTGCAAAAAACATACAGAGCATAAAGGTGTATCTGAAATGAAGCAAAAGTGGATTGACGCATACATGGATACAGCTGAACGATTTGCCCAGCTATCCAGCGCAAGGCGATTGCATGTTGGTGCAATTATTGTAAAAGATGAACGTATTATTTCTATCGGATACAATGGTATGCCATCAGGATGGGACAACAATTGTGAGATAGAGTTAGACGAACCAATAGGTATTGTTGGACTAGTAAGTAAGCCAGAGGTGCTGCATGCTGAAACGAATGCAATTGCAAAACTGGCTAAGTGTAACGAATCTGGTCTGGGTGCTACTATGTTCATAACTCATGCTCCATGTTTGGACTGTGCCAAACTTATCTACCAAAGTGGTATCAGTAGTGTTCTATATCGTAACTCTTATCG